TTACACTCAGGGGGGTGGTACAGGTAATGCGGGTAGTTATTCACCATCGGAAGGTAATGCTGGATCAACTGGTGGCGCACAATACGGTGGTGGTGGCGGTGGTGGTGCCGGTGGTGCTGGTGGTGTTACTGGTGGATTAAGTCGTGAAATTGGTGGATTAGGTGTATTTAATGAAATAACTGGTGCAAATAATTATTATTGTTTTGGTGGGGATAGTTCTTATTATCAAACTCCAACGACCCCTCCACCAGCACGAGCCGGCTCGGGTGGTGGTGGTATTGGTAGTTACAATCCTGGACAAGATGGTTCTGCCGGCGGCTCGGGTATTGTTGTCTTTAAATGGGCATAATGTTGTAAAAATACAACACACTTGACAGAGGACAGAGTTTCTGGTATACTGTATATACTATGAAAAATCTGCCTTCTGTTGGTTCTACGGTTACCGTAGATTGTCAATATATTACTAAAGCGACAACTTTTACAGGTGTCGTGGTCAAACCATATCGTTGGCTAGATGCTAACGAATTCTGTTTACAAACTGGTAACAAAGACTTTCCAATATCTGTTATCAATCTAGCAAATGTTGTCGATCTGAAAATACTTAAAGGTTCGACAACAAATATTCGCAAGTTCAAAGTTGCCGGCTCAAAAGGTGAGTATCTGGTAACATTATCAAATGAGCATTTTTCTTGCTCTTGCATTGGTTTCAAATATCACAACAAATGTAAGCATATCACAAAGGTAAAAGAAAAAATTACCTCTTGACAAGTGGCTCAACCCTTGATATAATGGTATTGTTATGATGATCAGAATATATTCCAGTTCCAAAAAGAAGAAGTTGACGAAGAAGCAATTGCAAGAACAGCAAGACTTCATTTCGTCAATCAACAAGATTCCGCTACCGTCCGGTGGTCGGTTTCCTGCTTCTGCACCTAAGACAGTCAAGGCTAAGCCGCTGATGCCATATCGTGTTAAACGTGAGGTATCACATGCGCCGAGTCTACCAGACACACACAAGGGTGCTTTGACAAAGACTGGCATTATGAAAGATTACCACAAACTCACCGCTTCCGACCGTGAGATTGTGGCAGATGTTGCATCCTGCACGGCGCCGATGCACAAGGGTAATTATGTATACGTTACACCTGGTATCAATCCGGCAGGTCTTGGTCGGAAGAACGAGGTATTGTAATGCTTGACAATTCGGTCAAACTTTGCTATACTATCATTTCTACTGTTGATAATGGAGGTCTATATTATGGCTCGTATTAAATCTGGTAAACCAATTCGCAAAGAACGCCTTCTACAGGTTCTAGCGAACGGTGGTGTAATTACGAAACGTCAAATTGAATTGACAATGCAGTATCAAGCGATGTATCGTATTCCTACTGAGTTGTGGAAACTTAAAAAAATGGGTGCGATTGTGAAGTCGCACAAAGATGGTCGTACAGTTGTCGGCTATGAGTTACTCAATGTCGATGAGATGAAAAAACTGTTGACCAAATCTGGCTTTGATGTTTTGCCTTTGGTTTCAGATGAGAATGATGTTAAGGCTCTTTCTGATCTGAATGCAAAGCCAGCTAAGGCTAAAGCAGCAAAACCTGCTAAGGTTGCTGCACCTGTGATTGAGGATGAAGTAACCGAAATCACCGAATAATCAGTTTCGGGGTGGCAGCCGTCAGCGTTGCAATAGGCTCGTCATTAAACAACAATGAATGTCGGGAGACATCCACGTGCCCTTTCTTTTATGAGGTGAAAATGTCGAAATTTAAACAGTGGCTTGCTGCCAAGTATTTACAACTTGAGCAACAGGCCGTTGATGCTATTGGCACTGCCAATTTTTATGGTAACTTATTTACTGATAGACAGAAGTTTAATATTATAGTATTTTTTATGGGATTGTTTGCACTTTCTGGTTTACATGGTGCAGTTCAATTTGTTGCACTAGTTTATATCATGAGTAAGATGACACCACCAGACAAAGACGATAAACAAGAATGAATATTTTTTACCTTGATCACGACCCGAAAACATGTGCCGAATACCACTGTGATAAACACGTGGTAAAGATGATTATTGAGTATGCACAACTCATGTCAACGGCACATCGGATTCGTGATGGTCAAGAATATATTGATTTGACTGCCAATGGTCGCAAGATCAAGCGTTGGCGTTTGCCCGATGATCGTGAACAGCGATTGATGAAAGCATCACACATTAATCACCCATCGAATGTATGGGCTCGGGCAAATCATTTAAACTACAAATGGTTGTACGAAATGTGGGTGCATTTACTTGACGAGTATACATATCGTTATGGTAAAGTACATGCATGTGCAAGATTGAAAGATGATCTGGCTAAACTACCAGAAAAAATTCCTGTTGGTCTACAAGAAACAGAACCAACACCAGCAATGCCTGATGACTGCAAAATACCCAACAACGTGCTTGCATCATATCATAAATATTACAATGAAAAGAAAACACGTTTTGCACGATGGACAAAACGTTCCACACCTGATTGGTACACACCTGCATAATGCCGACATACGATTTTATTAATACTGAAACTGGTGAAACGTTTGAGAAACTTCTGAGCATTTCTGCTAAAGAAGAATATCTCAAAGAAAATACACACATTCAACAAGTTCATCTTGGCGCCATGTCGATTGTCAGTGGCGTATCAATCACAGGTAAAGTTCCTGATGGTTTCAAAGAAGTTCTGGCTAAAGTGTCAGAAAATCACAAACAGTCTTCCGTAGCAAACAAACATGGAAAGAAGTCTATCAAGGAATCACAAACACAGCGTATCGTGGATAAACATTTGGGTAAGTTTGGGTAGTAACTATATTATGTGAACTTTTATAAAGGGAGCATATATGGCTAAAAAATCTTTGCAGAAAAAAGTAGCACTACTGAACGATTACATCACAAAGGAACTTGAAAAAGAAATGACTACAGAAATGACACAAATAGTAAAAGAAGATCCTGCAAAGATAGAAAAGAAATATCATAGACCAAGTTATCCACACTATAGCCGAAATCACTACTTTACATAATGCGAACATTTGATCATGTAAGTTTACCAAAGTTACAATTTGATCTAACTGCGGAAACAACCGATAGTGGTAGACTCTATACTACGCCAGAAGGCAACAAGTATAAGTCTATCACTACGGTGCTTTCGCATCATAACAAACAAGGCATATATGAATGGCGACAGGCCGTAGGTGAAGAACGAGCAAATGAAATATCACGTAAGGCATCCAATCGTGGCACCAAAGTACATAAGATATGTGAAGATTACATTAATAATGAAATAAACGATTTCAAAATGCAGTTAATGATGCCCGATCTGAAAGAACTATTTTTCAAAATAAAACCAATCATTGATGACAGAGTTGGCAAAGTTTATGCACAAGAGCAAGCACTGTATTCCGACAAGTATCGTATTGCTGGTCGTGTAGATTTAATTGCAGAATGGAATGGTAAATTATCGGTCATTGATTTCAAGACATCCACCAAGCAGAAAGATGAAGACTACATTCAGAACTACTTTATGCAGTGTACGGCATATGCACTGATGTTTGCTGAACGAACTGGTATTTGGATTGATGACATTGTGGTACTCATTGCTACTGAAGAGGGTTCAGCGCAAGTGTTTGAACGGCAGATTCATGATTATCGGCAACCACTGATTGAGTATATTAATAAATATGCTTGACAAGTCGGAGGCACTATGCTATCATTCAAACAACACGTACAACTAGACGAAGGCAATCCATTATCAAGATTGGCTAAACATGCAGAAGAAGGTCGTCATTATGCGATTCTTTCTTCACAGCGACCACATGATGAAGTGTCGCCAGAACAAAACAAAAAGAATCACGAAGAACTGAAAAAGAAACTGACTGCACAAGGCTACGCCCACAAAGAAGTCGAAGGACATTGGGAAGGTGGTAAAGAGAAGTCTATATTGGTACATGCAAAAGGAAAAGGAGATGAACACGGCAAACAACTCCTCCATGATATTAAGAAACATGGAGAACATTATAATCAAGACTCAATCTTACATCATGATGGAAAAACAGCGACCTTACATGGAACAAACAAAACAGGATTCCCAGGTCACGGCAAGACAGAGAATGTAGGCAAGATGGCTTTCAATAAGCCACATGCACCGTTTCAAACAGAAACAAAACCAAAGTCTGACAAACCGCTGAAACCTGGTAGAACGAGCAAAGGTTCTGCAAGATTTACAACGGAGTAGTTATGGTAATTAGTGAAAAAGAATACGAACAAAAACTTGACGCATATCTAAGAGAGCAAGGACCAAATCCTGGTACTACTTTTTTTGGTTCATGGGGTTGGTATGCAACAAAGAAAAATGAGTTTCAAAAACAAATGCAAGAACAAGGAGTAGAAGTTATTCCTTCAAGGTAATGCTATACGCACTCATTGTAACGGTTATCATTTCAGGTTCAGTTACAGAATCACAATGGAAAACTTTTGATACATATGAGGAATGCCATGAAGTGGCATCAACAATCGTGCGTTATAGAGATTACATCGTGGCACGTTGTGTGCTACAAGAAAGAATTGTTGTAACTCCTTCAAAGTGAAGGCATTCTGGACGGCGGTTCGACTCCGCCCTAGTCCACCAGAAGTGTTGTTTAGGGTGATATGTAAGAGTTTAACAAGACTCTGAGGATTGGAATTCCCAACCTGTGAACAGCAGGACACTTCTGATGGGCTAGACTTGGTTTCGACAGGGTGAGATAGTGGAGAAGGCAACACGAAAGGCGACGGACGTAATCCGAGCAAAATAAGTAATCGCAAATGACGACTACTACGCTCTAGCAGCATAAAAATTGTTAGATGGGGTTTAAGTGGGTTGTACCTTATTACCAAAACAACCCACATCAAATTCAGAGATACATTATGAAAGTTTACATTGGTCCTTACACAAACTGGTTCGGTCCTTATCAATTAGCAGAACTACTTTGCTTCTGGGTAAAAGAAGTTCCAGATGAGTATGGCTACAAACGCAGACCAGATTGGGTTCACGATTTCGGTAAGTGGCTTGCTGAAGATAAGAATGGAAATAATTCTTGGTTAACTAAGTTTTGTCAGTGGATTGATAGTCACAAGAAACGTAAAATCAAAGTACGCATTGACAAGTACGATACATGGTCAATGGATCACACACTGGCAAATATTATTTTGCCGATGCTCAAACAACTTCAGGCAACAAAACATGGTTCACCTATGGTCGACCTTGAAGATGTGCCAGAAGAACTTCGTATAACTGGTTATGATGATGGATCATCACAATTCAGATTGAAGTTTGAAGATGATGAACAGTATCAAAAAGAATCTTGGGATATCACACACCGTCGTTGGGAATGGGTGTTGAATGAAATGATTTTTGCCTTTGAACATCTCATTGATGACACATGGGAAGAAGCATATAGTTCAGGTCATATTGATATAAAGTTTGTGCCATGTGAAGATAATCCTAAACTATCAACAATGGAAGATGGACCAAATCACACTTACAAATGTGATTATGATGGTATGAATAAAGTATATAATCGCATGGATAACGGTTTTCGTTTATTCGGGTTGTACTATAGATCGCTTTGGGATTAAAAATAACTAAATAAGTATACTGGCATCACACACACAATCGCCAGTAAACACACACAACACAGGAGTAATTATGAGTAATCTAACACCGTTTGAAATACGTTTGCAATTACTTCAAATGGCGAAAGAACTTTTGTTAGAAGAATATCACTCTAGCAAAGATCGCCTAACCAATGAATGGAATGTAAAGGTAGAGTCCGCTAAACTAAACGGACAAGCGATACCTGAACACCCAGCCTTCCCAACTTATCCCTCAGAAAATGAAATCATAGCCAAAGCACAGTCTTTGAATGGATTCGTTTCTAACATCACAGCAGAAAAAACACAAAGCAAAAAAGCTGCCTGAATGGGAACAGAGATGCTTCGGCATCTCTCTAACTAAAAAGGAGAAATATGCGTTACATCACACTATTACTTTGTAGTATCTTTGCAGCATTTGTTGTTTATATTGGTCATGCAGCAGCACAAATTAATATACCAATTGAACCGAAAGTTCAACTACAAGATTTATCACCCGATGCAAGAGCCGAAGTAGAATGCCTTGCACAGAACATGTATTTTGAAGCAGGTTTAGAGCCACGGTTGGGTCAACTTGCTGTAGCATTCGTCACACACAATCGTGTAAATTCTGGAACATTTCCTGACACGTATTGTGGTGTAGTCAAACAAAAAGTTGGCACTGTTTGTCAATTCTCATGGGTATGTGAAAATCGTCCTAAGGATATGATGCGAAAAGGCCTCTTGACATTAGAGAGCAATTCGTTATATAATAGTGTTACTGAGTTAGCACTAGCATTCTATCTTTATACTGAAAAGTTTAAAGACCCAACAAGGGGTGCTTTGTTTTTTCATGCTGACTATGTAAAACCGGGTTGGAATAATATGAGGTACACTGCACAGATCGGCAGACATTTATTCTACAATAAGGCAAAGAAGAGTTCATGAGTATTTTATCAAGCAAAAAGGAGAAGATGATGGAAAAGGGATTGAGTAGTATAACCACAGTTTCAGTTACTTTGGTTTTACTTTCAATCGTTGCTGCGGCCTGTATCTACGGTTTAAATGATCGTAAACTGATGGCAGCAAATATTGAAAACGCTATTGCAAAAGGAATTGACCCATTGGCTGTAAGATGTTCATATGCCAAGAGTGATGATATTGTTTGTATTGCACACGCTGCTAATCGTAAATAAAAGGAGAGTATATTATGAGTTTCGATAGTGATGAACATTCGTTTACATTCCGCTTTCACTCTGCTGAAGGTGAACGAGATTTGGAAATGAACTGTAACGCTTTGTATGTTGGTGACATTCTTTCTTTTGTGAGAGACTTTTTGCAAGGCTGTGGTTATCAAATTGATGGTACGATTGAAGTTGTGCCATTTGAAGAAGAAGTACCATTAAACTACAATGAGTACGATGGGTATTCACCAAAGCAAGATAAGTTCTCTATGGATCACTTGCCTAACAATGGTTGGCCATTTGGTGTGGGTCAACCTGTACAAGGATTGTCAACTGCTGATATACAGCCATTAACAACTGCACAGATTCAATCTTTGGTTGGAGAGCAACCTTTGTCAGCGTCACCAGCAGGTATGGCATCATCATGGTCGACAGAATTACCGAGTAGCACGGGCAGCAAAATTAAAGTTCATTTCTGATGCCAACAAAAGATGAAATGCTGAAGTTTTCTATGCAAATAGAACGGTTGGTAGCCAATACAGATTACACATATCTTGAGGCTATCACCGAACATTGCAAAGAAACTGGTTTAGAGTTAGAGGTTGCTGCTTCACTCATAACTCAAAATCTAAAAGCAAAAATCCATGAACAAGCAGAGCGTTTGAATATGTTGAAAGTGAAAGGCAATCGTTTACCGATATGACAGGATATGAAGCATTCTGTATATACTCTTCTCTTAAACTCCACTTCAATTCAGATTCTTACGATTACTTTAAGTATAATGGTAAGGTAAGTACAAGCATTGGTGCGTTTGAGAATCGTAAAGACAAATGGCACTTTTATAAACTTAGTCGGAGATTCACAAATGTTGACATATGCCGTGATTTTGTTGTTGCTAATTTGGTTCATAACCATGATGTCTGGATAGGTCATCTATTGACTAATGATGCTGACATTGAATACCGCAAACGTCAGAAGATTATACAGTCATTGACCTATACATTCACAAATGAGATTGCATCATTAATGAGTCAGGAGAGCCCAAATGATTCATTTATGGTTCATGACGGTGAGTATCCTCAACTGCTAACACGTTTATTACATGATGAGATTTCACTTGAAACTGTTTGCATACTGAACAAGATACTCAATTTTTTACCA